TGGGTATGTTCCCACGTCTACAAAGTCTGCGTATGCTAATATTACATTTAATTTTCAGTTAAAGACTGATAACTATCCTTCTGGTTTCCCCTTGTTTGCAGAAATCAGACCAGGAATGACCTTTTCCACTTCTGGTGGAAATTTGGGATATACCTTTAACGTTATTGATACTCAGATTGCACCAGTTAATAATCAAGGTGCAGTCACCTTCAACAAAATACCGATGTATGAAGGTGTGTATCTAACAGCTGAGTTCACTGTGGATGAAAGTGAGTTCAATCAGAAGTTTATATTAGAAAATAGTAATATTGATGTCACTACAATTCGAATTGAAGTACAAGAAGACCCGTCTGAACAGTTAAATCAGTTTTATAGACGTGCAGATAATCTTGTAGAGTTAACTGAGGAGAGTCGTGTCTACTGGTTGGAAGAAGTTGATAAGAAGTATTATGAACTTACATTTGGTGATGGACTTTTCGGTAAGAAATTACAGAATGGTGCCAAGATATATGTTACATACCTAGTATCTGATGGTGAACTAGCCAATGGTATTAAAGGAGTTGGTAATTATTCATTCATAGGTAGTGTTTTTGATTCTGATGGCACTAGAGTCACAACTAGACCGACTATTACTGATGTAACACCAACAGAAGGTGGTTCTGAGATTGAAGATATTGGTTCAATCAAGTTCAGAGCCCCAAGAGAGTATTCTGCACAGAACCGATGTGTGATTGCAGAAGATTATGAAGCAATTGTTCGTAAAGTTTATCCACCAACAGATGATATCTATGTGTTTGGTGGTGAAAAACTTGAGATTCCAGAATATGGACGAATCTATGTGATTGTCAAACCTAAGACAGGTGATAAACTATCCAACACTGCCAAGAATTACATTAAGAAGTCACTGGACCCCTACAGAGTCGGTTCACTAGACATCATTATAGGGGATCCTGAGGTCCTTTACATTGAATTAGTATCACATGTGTATTTTGATGAGAAGAAGACGTTGAAGGATTCCACAGCAATCATTACGACGGTCCGTGATTCACTTATGAAGTATAAGATGTCTAATGTAGTACCTAAGTTTGGTGGTGCAATCAAATATTCAAAGATCGTAGGTATAATTGATGATTCTGATCCTTCTATAACAAGGAACAATACAACTTTGTTGATGAGAAAGGACTTCACAGTAGTAATTGATCAAAATTCAACATATGAAGTTTGTTTCAATCAACAGGTATTGCTTGATAAGGAAGCAGAAGTGATATATTCGACTGGATTCAAACTTGAAATTAATGGGGATATAGATCCACGAACATTCTACTTTGAAAATGATCCAGAGACGATCAGACAGAACTCAGAGAACGATCCACAACTAATCAGTGATGTCTTCTGTTATTACTACAACGATTTCAATGATAAAATCAAAGTTAACTTCTATGTGAACACTGTAAGTCAACTTACGATTGTTGATGTACCAGGTGAGGACAAACAGATTGTTCCATTTGGTGTTTTATACTTAAATAGAGGTGAAGTAGAGTTGGGTTACAAGTTTACAAACGGAATTAAGTTCGTTGCAACTGAAAGACCTCAGAACGTTATTCAAATTAGAGCAAAACCCTACGATCAAGATGTATTTGCAAAGGAAAGTGTATTCCTTGAATTAGATGTTGCAAGTTCAGATATTGAATCGACTGTAGACTTAAAGGTAGCTAAGCAATAATGGATAATATCGTATCCCCATCGTCACAAATTGATTCTATGTTACCAATCTGGATTCGAAGTCCAGATGTGGCAATTAGTAGTGGATTGAGTAGTGTACTTGAGGGTACTAGTGTCAACAGGACCACATATAAGAGTGAAAATCATAAGAACTTCATCAACTTCATGTCGAAGTCGTTTGAAAGTGATGAACGTCTTGGATTTGGTAAAGATGTATTACAAAATCTTCAAAAGTATCGTGATTTTGATAATTATAACGATCAGATAGTAAAATATGGTATTCTTGCGGTTGATGGTTCAGTTGGTAACGAACCCGCAGAATATAAACCACTAAACACACATAATGATCTAGAAGTATTGGGTGCAATGCCAAATGGTGATGCATTACGTATTCTAGCCGGTGTAAACTTCGAAGAACCACCTAAAATTGTAACTGCACTTGAAGATGAGGTCTTAGAACTTGTTGATGGTCGTGGTTTTCCAGAAGAAAACGGTGTCATCCTAATTGATGACGAAGTTATCTTATACAGACGTAGAGAAGGTAAGTTTTTATATGGATTAGAACGTGGTGCACCCGGAACCACGATTTTACCTACTTTTAGGTCACAAGGAACGTATTTAAGAACGGAACCTGCATCACATTATGCTGGTGCAGTGGTTGTCAACCTTTCTGTACTGTTCTTAGTTTCGATTTTGGATACAATCCACAAATCACATGCACATAATATTGATTCTTCAAGAGTTGTTCCCGAAATCAATAGATCTTCGTTATTACAGAATATTCGTGACTTCTTTAAGGCAAAAGGTTCAAAACTTGGGATCAAGGCACTATTCAAGATTCTATTTGCTGAAAATGATGTAGATGTATTGTATCCTGGTGACAGGATGATTACCCCATCAAAATCATCATGGGATCAACCGTTAATCATGAGAACAGTTCCTGTTCCTGATGTATTATGTCCACCTGATAAGAAATGGACGACTCCAGATAATATGATGGGGTCTAAGATTGAATTTAAGTCATACAGTGCAACAGTAACTACAAAAAACGGCAAAATACTAGTCTATGAAGAAGATGATGTTTTTGCATTGTCTCAAGTAGATTATGTGTCATCTTATCCATATCTTGGTGAAACACAATATGAATTCTTTGTTAATAAAGATATATTTGAAGGTGACATCATTGTCAACCCGTTTACTAACTTAAATCGTAAATTAGAGGTAGGTAAGGTCAATGATACTAGAGATCTATCGAAAGATAATACAACACTTACCGTAAACTCCACCCTAGGGTTCCCTGACAAGGGTATTGTCTTTATTGACAATGAAGGTATCTATTACCAGAACAAGACCCCCAATCAGTTCCTGGATTGTATTAGAGGGTATATCGGTGTCCAGATAGAACACGCAAAAGATTCTACTGTATATGGTCCTTACTATATTGAGACAAGTATTACTGATAAAGACGGTGAAACCTATTACAGTCGTTCTTGGCCGTTGGGTTTAGTTAAAAGTGTAGATATCAAAGAACCCGGACTCTTGCATACGGTTGATGATCAGATTACTGTAGTAGGTCCAGGTAGAATAGACCCAAGAGAACAGATTCTGTGTCGTGTTGATGAGAACAACAACTTACTGAGTACATTCAGAGAAAACTACAATGATGTACTTACAACACAGGCCACTGTCGATCCAAACGAGATTGCATTTGTATCTAATAGAACTCATGGTCCTGATGCATTGTTTTTTGATGACGACTATGTATTTGTTTCTACTTCGGGTTTCCCTGAGTATTCGATCGGAACATTTACGACATCCCCATCAGTTCCTTTTGCCGATAGAGTAGGACCCAATCTATTACCAGAACATACGTTACATGTATTTCCTAGAAGACATAAAATCAAACTGAATATTATTGAAGAGACGGAAGAGGGTAGAAAATATGTATTTGACGAGAAGGGAACTGATATTATTGGTGTATTCATTGATGGAGTAAGAGCCTTTAGTAATGTCTCTCCACGTAGGGTCACCCAGGGTAAAATTGTTAAATTTAATGTTAAGAAACAAGGTAGGGGATATCGTAATCCTACTGTTGTTATTACACCAAGTAATTCTACTGGTGTTGCTGTTGTTGATAGTAATGGAGGTAAGATTAGTGATGTAACACCTACATCAATCGGTAACTATAGAGACGAACCAAGAGTCAGAATATCGAGTGGTGAAGGTGCTAATTTACAACCAACATTAGATCCATATGGTCGTATACTATCAGTCGGTATTGTAGATGGTGGAAGATACTTCAAAGATGTCCCTTCTATTGTAGCTATTGATAATTCTGGTAAAGGAAAGGGTGCATTGTTTACATGTACTGTAGAAAGTGGTACTATTACAAGTATAACAGTTGTAAGTCCAGGAATTGATTATATTTCTGATATGACAACTATCACTGCTAGTCCTATTGGATCTGGTGCAGAAGTCGAAGCAGTTGTTGAGTATTACAGATATAACAGACCAGAAGAGATATACAGAAATACTAACTGGACTTTTGATAAAGGTAACGGATTTGTTTATGAGAAACCTATTGGTGTTAATAAGGAGTTGTATGGATACACTATATCACCAACTGAACTTAGAAGATCAGTAAGTGACAATGGTAGACAACATTCACCCATACTAGGTTGGGCATACGATGGTAATCCCATATACGGCCCGTATGGGTATTCAAACAGCACGGATGATGAACAGGGTGTAGAAAGACAACTAAGTGGTTATGTGAGGTTACAGAACCGTCTAGCAATTGTTCCGAGTGGTGGTGGTACTACTATTGGTTCAGATATTCCATCGATCCTTGAGTATCCGATGGGAGTCTTTGTTGAAGATTACGTTTATTCACCATTTGATTCTGCAGGTCTTGATCCTAACCCAACTATTTTTGGTGAGGGTTACTTAACAACAGAATTAGATCAATATGTTACAACTGAAGATGACGAAGTCTTAGAAACTGATGTATCCACCCGTGGTGCACTTGGTGGTGACCTAGAGGTTTCTTCCTACATCACGAATGAAGATAGTGAATATATTACTACTGAAGATGACTTAATTTTAGAAACAGATGTCAAACGATCATTGTGTTTCCCTCCAGACGAGGGTCCTGTGGTCCCTGAATACGTCTTAGACGAGAACAATGGTAAACTATGTAATACACCCGAATTCCCCAAGGAACTGTATCCAGACGGCATCTACGCTTACTTTATCACTGTAGATGAAGATGGTGTCACACCTGCATTCCCTTATATCATTGGTAAGACATTCAATAATAGACCTATATCACAACAGATTAATGTCATTAGTAAAGAGACAATTTCACCATTACCACGTATTGTTGCATATAGTTCTATCCTGGTAGATGAGACTGTATTAGAATTTGACTTTAATATAGTAGAAAGATTTCGTAATGAGAACCTACTAGAAACTAAGACAAATCTTAAGTTAAAGATTGATAAAATAAGCGGTGGTAGTGTTAGTAATGTTTTGGTTATTGATGCAAAACCAGATAATACTAAGGTAGGTGACTTAATATTCTTTAATAATGAAAAGACTAGAGGTGGTGGTGCAAGGGGCGAAGTTGCCACTATTAATGGTGTAGAACTAGAAAAGTCTGAAGGAAGTCAGATAATGACTAGACTTATATCACATCGTCAAAGACTTGATTTAAGTAGTAATAGAGATGAGGATGGTAATCCAGTAGTATATGTATTTGTTCCTGGTACGTTTATTGAAGCAGTTAATACTACAGATAATATGATATCAAGGGCATTAGTCAGAAGTTACGACCGAAGTTCAAATGTCCTAGAAATTCAGACAGTTACTGTTAGATTGTTTAAAGATGGTGATCAATTCTTTGACAACAAACAAACTTTAGTTCAACTACCACTATTCAATAGTCGTTCACTCAATACGAGGTTATACGAACCCGGTGAAAATGTTGTCATACCATATGTGGTTCAACCTCTAACAAGACCAGATTCTTCACAACTAAGAGCTGGTGACCTTTGGTGGTCATCATTAAATGGACGACTATATGTTTATTACAACGATAGAGATTCTTCACAGTGGGTGTGTACACAACCAATCGGTATGATTCCAATTGGTAATACTGCACTTGATGCAACGATTGGAACTCAGGAACCGGATACTAGTATTCTTCCTGCAGAACAAAATAATAATTATGTAATCATTTCAAGTTCTGCCCCTGGTGGTAGGATTGACGGAAGTGAATTGCAGTATGGTGACTTGTGGTGGTCTTCCCATACAGGTGTGATGTATCTTTGGAATTCTGATGAGATTCCTAGTTCTATAACTCCATCTGTAGCTGAGTGGGTATGTACTGACCCATCTGGAACTGTCCCACAAGAAGATACTGCACTAAACGAAGTCTGGCCTGATATTACAGTTGCAACTGATCCTCAGGTATACGAATCTGGACTAAAGGTTATAATATCAGAAACTGCACCGACTTCATATGAAACGATTGGTGGATGTGTTGATCTAGTTCCAGGGTTACTCTGGTGGTCTCCAACCACTGGTAAGATGTATATTTGGTATAATGATGGTTCTAACTTCCAGTGGACTATTACCAACCCCCATGGTGCAATCAATTCAATTCATTCACTGAATGTCATTATCGGTGGTGGTTCTGGTGGTGGTGATGGTGGATCAGGTGGTGGAACTGGAGACGATATCTATGGACCAAATGCCAAGTTACCTGAACTAGAAGATCGTAACTTACTTTGGTTTGAATCACTTAAACATTTCTTAGTAAGTGATATTATCGAGTTTCAAACTGGTGCACCTGGTTTTGACGAAGGAACAGAGACTGCAAAGATACAATCACTTGTGAGTGATGTGGCAGCTCAAGTCATTCGTGGATATGAAGATGAAAAGAGACCCAATGAATTACCAGACGGTGCACTGACTGTTAATCAGTCAAGATCTTTGTATACACTATATTGTACAGAACCACATCAACTTAGAAAAAACGATGTTGTATTCATTCAGGGTTCTTCTTTTGACGAAGTGAATGGTGAACACGTTGTTATTGAGGTAGGTGTTGCTGAGGTAGCAGAAGGAACTGCAAATATATTAGATGGTCAAGTTATTAGTGTTGACGTCACTAATCCCGGTTCTGGTTATCCAAATGATTTTTATGTAACCTTTACTGGAGGTGGTGGTGTTGGTGCATTGGCTCTTGCTGAAGTTGACGAGAATGGTGTAATTACTAATACTACTATGGTTAGTGGTGGTTCTGGTTATGTCACTGCACCTAATGTTTACTTTGGTACTAGTTACTCCAACAAGATATTTTCAATCTATACAAAAGAGACATATGGAGTTGACAATGATAATGTAACCTATGTAACAACTAGTAACTATGCAACATCAACACCAAGTCAGATTCAAATGATCTCACCTGGTCAAAGTTACGAGTCCTTACCTGTTATTGAGGGTTTGTATAAGAGATCAATTGATAGGGCAAAAACATATCCAATACTGGAAGGTGGTCGTATCGTTGAGGTTGAAATAATTAATCCAGGTAATAGATATATCTCACCTATTGCTATTATCATTGATCGTCAAGAGGGTCGTGGTCAAGGTGCAAACGCCCAGGTCAATGTTATAGGTGGAAAGATTGATTCTATTGTTATCACCAATGGTGGTAGGGATTACCTAGATCCAGTAATCTACTTGGTTGAAAATGATGGTAAATTTATCTGTGATACCAATGATATTGGTAAGATTCAATCAATACTAGTTCAGAACCCAGGTCGTAATATATCAGCTGATAGGTCACTTAAACCAGAAATCAAGATTACTACTAGATGTGTGGTTGAATTTGAAGACGATAGTATTGGATCCTTCATTGAAGGACAGATGGTCTACCAGGGTATCGTACCAAACAAGATGGTTACTGCAGTCGTAGAAAGTTACGATGATATTAATCAAGTAGTAACTCTAGTTGATGTGACTGGTTACCTAGTAGACGGTGAAGTATTGTGCAATACCACTGGAACTAAAGGTAAGGTAGTTGTAAATGGCCAGTCAGACTGTAGAATTATCGTTGATGGTACTGCAACACCAGAAGGTGATTTTATTGATGACACATCCAAGGTAAGTGCAAGGTATGCAGTAATACAAGATTCTTACAGATATCAGTGGTTCTCCTATGTAATATCTTCACCGATTCAATCTGTTGAATATGATACTTTTGTTGAAAGTATTATTCATCCTGCAGGTTTCATCAGGTTTGCTGATTTGACCCTACACGATTCTGTGAAGTCAGGTAACTTTATACTAGAAGAAGAGATTACCTTTATTGGGTCAGTATGTGAACCTAAACTACTGTTAGACGCAAACGGTAGACCAATACTAGGAAGCACTGTCGATGGTATCAATGGGATACTTGTACAAGACGATTGTATCCCTAGATGTGAGACTGAGAACATACTAACCAGTGGAGGGTTGAATATTATCGTAAGTCATATCGACGGTGAATATGAATTGATGGTACAGGATCTTTGTACTGAACCATTTGATGTATTGGCACTGGATGTGATAGGCAATCGTTATGTACTGTCGTTTGACACAGAAGAATCGATGTTACATCTAAATATATAAAAAGAGTTCAAAGATGGCTAGTCGGGCAGAATTTAATCTACTTAAATTAGAAAACTTACCTGATGTAAAAGGAACTGCTGACAAAGATCTTGTTCTTGTTAGTGTCGATCAGGGTGATGGTACTTTTAAAAGTTTCCAGATTTCATCTAGAGATTTTCTAAGCACGGCTAATACACCACTAGAAGATGCAGTAGTCATTGTAAATCAGGCGTATGCACAGGGGTATAATGTTGACCTGTCACAGATTCGGACCCAGGAAGATGCCAATAAGATATTTGTAGAACTTTTTAATAGGTTAATGGCACCGGCCATTCAGGAAATTAACGGTAATCAAGGAAAGCGTGGATTAGTATTTCCAGATGATACGTTCGAATATGATAAAGATTCGGGTAAACTTACAGTAATTATTCCTGATATTGATATTGCTGTACCAGAAACTCCTGGTGCTAGTGGTGTTGCAGGTATCATGTTTCCAGACCAGAGTCTTGATTATGACGAGGTTACAGGTAAACTTGGTGTTACCATCCCAACAACTGAACTAGCTGAAGGTGGAGCGACTGGTGCTACAGGTATTCCTGGTATCATGTTCCCCAATGAGACTCTGACATACGACAATTCAACTGGTGAACTAGGTGTCAACATCGAGGAGATTCCACTCGCTGAGGGTGGAGCGACGGGTGCGACAGGTATTCCTGGTCTAATGTTCCCTAATGATACTTTAGAGTATAACAATGGAACTGGTGAACTAGGTGTTGTAATACCTGAAATTGAACTAGCGGAAGGTGGTGCTACTGGTGCTACAGGACTACCTGGTATCATGTTCCCTAATGATACACTAGATTACAACAATACAACCGGTGAACTAGGTGTTACTATTCCTGAGGTTCCCTTGGCTGAAGGTGGTGCTACTGGTGCTACAGGACTACCTGGTATCATGTTCCCTAATGATACTTTAGAGTATAACAATGTGACTGGTGAACTAGGTGTTGATATTCCTTTGGCATCACAGAGTGGAAGTACCCCCGGTATTTTATACCCTAATAGTCAGTTTAGTTATGATGAAACTACAGGTGAACTGGGTATTAATAAGGCAACACAAGCAATAAACGGTGCGACGGGAGTCTTTGGGGTTATGTTCCCAGATGACACACTTAGATACGATCCATCTACTGGTGAGTTGGGTGTTGATATTCCATCTGGAACTCAATTTGTAGGTATTATTGGTACAGATACAACTTTAGGTCAGGTAGAAAGCTCTAATTCTACGGATGAAGCTGGTTATTACTATATTGTAGCTGAGCAACTTGTACTTAATGGTACATGGGATCCTGTGAGTGGAACACAAGTAGAAGTTGGTGATGTTGTTATTAAGGACGATAGTGATGAGTGGAGTATTATACCCAAAGTATTAAGTTTTGGTGTTATTAGTATTCTGTCAAACACCGCTGCGTTGAAGGTTGATGGAACGAATAGTCAATATCCAGTATTAAGTATTGATAATTCAACACCAGGTGCAACCGGTCTAGATGGATTGATGTCTGGTGCCGATAAGGAGAAGTTAGATAATCTAGATCAAACTTTACTTGATTATGTCAAGAGTGTTACCAGCACCACCAAATCTCTTGAAGTTGATAATACAGATACACAGAATCCTATATTATCTGTTCTTAATGCAACACCTGGTGCAACAGGACTAGATGGATTGATGTCTGGTGCCGATAAGGAGAAGTTAGATAATCTAGACCAAACACTAAGTGGATATCTGACAGGTGCAACAAGTTCTACTAAAGCACTTACGATAGATTTCACTGATACACAAGTTCCTGATTTTAATATTGACAATGCAACCCCTGGTGCTACCGGTCTAGATGGATTGATGTCTGGTGCCGATAAGGAGAAGTTAGATAATCTTGATGATATCTACGTTAATAAGTCGGGTGATACCATGATAGGTACCCTGACAATGGATGGGACTTCCATTACTATGTTGAATAGTAGTGAAATATTCTTTAAAGATACTGGAAGAATTAATGCTTTTCAAAATAATAAAATACAATTCCAGGTTGATTCTGCTGACCGGATGGTTCTTGGTCAACAATCCCTAGATTATGTTGGTGGAAAACCGATAAACTTTAAAAATGTTGCAGGTGATGACGTAATTTTATCTGTAACCCCTGCAAGTAATCATGCAGTATATAAAGGACTAATTGATACTGACATTTGTATAGTCAATAAAAAATATTCTGATGATCAAGATAGTATATTAAAAAATGATATTGTTTCAATTCAAGAAGAAATTGATGTATTAAGAAATACAATTACTAAAGGTGAGTATGACTTTGAAGATCCTAGAGTTTTATTAGGTGAACCAAATACGGGAACTTTCTACCTACTCAAAGACTTGACGGGTGTTGCTACAACATATAGTGAAGCTACAATTATTGGTATCAATAAAGAAGACCTCAGTGGAAATACCCATTCATTTACTGAAGTCCATGTAGATGATATGATTTCATTCTTCGACAAGGAGGATGACGGATTCGGTGCATACCAGATTACTAGTATTATTGATGATCAACCAGGTTTCGCCATTTATGGTGTGGATGTAGTATCAAGTAAAGGTAATCCAAATGATACTACAAGATGTTTCTTCTACGAAAATGTAACAGGTTCAATCAATGATGACCAGTTTATTAAGAAGGTGGGTGATACAGTTCAAGGTCTTTTAGTTTTTGATACTGCCAATAAGGGTATTGGTTTTGAAAAGAATGGACTAATTGGGTTTGACTCCAGTGTTACACTCAGACTAGGTACAGGACTTAATAGTATCAATATGCAACCTAGTATTGAATTTACTAGTACTAAAACAGAATTTAAAAATAGACCAGTATTTTATGATGGTGATATTACAGAAGACAATCATATTGTTAATAAAGAATATGTAGATACAGAGAGTGTAACGGATGCCGAATTTAATGCATATAAAATTGTAAGTCCAGATTTATTTGATATAAATGATGATGGTACAATGACTTATGTGTCAGATGCATATCTGGCAGGTGCACCTTTTGACGTGTCACCGGGCATCCATGCCGTCAGGTTTGCCAACAAGGATATAAATGGTAAGAAACCTATTGCCATGTCAGTTGGTGGTACATTTGATTTATTAGCAAAAGATACTAGTAATGGCCATTGGTTTGCGCAATTTATGATAGGGTCTGGTGCAGCAGGGCCATATGGATATAG